ACGTCCCAGGGCACGGCGCGCACTTCGATGATGCGCTCGGCGGCCGAGCGCACCAGGAGCTCGGCCGAGTACGTGGCGGTGCGAATGGTCACGATATCGGTACCTCGGCTGCGGCGGGAGTGGGTGCCAGCGCGGGCGGGATATCGGGCTCGACGTCGCGCTGCCAGCCCTCCCATCGGTCAATCTGCGCTGTCGACAGGAACCCGGCGCGCAGTCCTGTCTCGTATGCGGTCCATCGCGCGGCCGTATTCAGTCGCTCGATCTCGGCCGTCGAGAAGCGCGCCGACTGCGTGCCGGGCAGAAGATCCGACAGTGCCTCCTCGACGGGCGCCAGGTAGAGCGGTTGCACGGTGACGCGTAGGAACGTCATTAGCGCTTCGCTGATGTTCTGATAGGTGAGCGAGCTCCCGCCGACTTCGGCCAGCAGGAGCTCGGGCGGGAAGATACCCAGCCCGCGCGCCACTTCGAGTGCGCCATGCTTGCGCGTCTCGAGCAGCTGCGAGCTGCCAGGATTCGCGCCCGGCTGGGTGAGATCCCAGCCCTTAGGCAGCACGGCGGGCGAGTGGTCGCGGTGATTCTCGATCCACTTCGCTTTGACGCCCTGCGCCGCCACGTCGTCAAGTGTGCCGTCGTACTTGAGTACCACGCTCGGCACGGCGCCATTCTCGAACCAGGCGCCCGCGTAGAGCTCGGCGGCGAGTACGCGATCGAGCGACGCAGCGATGAGATCGAGCGGCGAGCGCCCGACGAGCTCGCCCGCGGCGCGGTTGATCGACACCAGCAGCACGTCGCGCCCGGGCACGAGCTCGCGTCCGGCCCATTCGACGGTGCGCGAGAGACGCGACTCGTCGGCCCATTGGATCGAGACTTGATCGAATGGCAGGACGATCGAGACGTCGGGACGCCCGGCCGCATTCCTGCCACTAATCGGCTGCCAGAGAATCGCGTTGCCGTGGTCGAATAGGCTACCGACGAGCTGCGCCAGGTACTCGCCGCGCGTTATCTCGGGCGCGGGCCGCACCAGGACGCGCGGCTGCTGCTTCGTCGGCAGTGGGTAGCCATTGGCCCATGCCACGGGCTCGAGCATAGAAGCGAGCGAGACGATGAGCTCGCGCGCGCGAGCGACTGCAGGAATGGCGAGATAGTCGGCGGCGCCGAGACGCTGCTCGATCGCGTAGTTGATCTGGCCCGTGAGATCCGACTCGGATGGCGGGCCGAGTACCCATCGCCGCACACCATCCCATACGCCCGCCACGCTCGGCAGCATACGCCACTGGTGCCAGTAGGCAACAGGTTGCGATCTCTTATCCTGCGCGCCATCCGAGCTCGTCGGCGCCGCCGCTATGGTGTGCGCATGACCGAATCACCGACCACCACCACCACCTATACGCTCTACACCATCTTCGACACGTACACCGAAGAATGGTGCGCAGCGATCCACCGCGCGCGCGATGGGCACCACGTGCAGAACGTGCGCGGCGACACGAGCGCCGAGTGCCTACGCGAGGCCGCGCGCGTCATTGACGAGCTCGTGGCGGCCGACCGCGACGCGCACGATCGCGCCATGACGCAGCTCGCACTCGCCGACCGCGCCGACCGCGAGCGCCAGCGCGAGCTCGCTGTCCCCGCCGACGTCCTGCTGCGACTGATCGAAGCGACCACGCGCGACGAGCTCGCACTCATCTTCGAGAATGATCTCGAGACGCTCCACGTCGCGCGCACTTGGGCCGAGACGTGGTGCTCGCGCGATGTGCGCTACTCGGCGCACCCAGTCGCGCCGAGCTGCCCGAATTGCGGCGACACGAGCGACCATCCCTGCGCCGACTGCGCCACGTATGGCGCGCATGGTGGCGAGTGTCGCCACGCAGCGACTGTCTGAATCCACCGCGACACCGCGACCAGGAGCCCGGGCCATCCGGCCCGAGCTCGCCGACGCTCCGCGTTGTGGCAACTGTGGGCGCCCGATCCGGCGCTCGCGGGCATTCCCGATATGGGTACACGTTGCGAACGCATCGGTGTACTGCCGATGATGCCGCCCGGAGTGGCAGCACCCTTGCTGCGTCGTAGCGATGCAGCTCGCCGCCGGTCGGCCCGGGCTTCTCGCTTTGTCCTAGAAGATCGTCGGCTGCGATGGCGCGGCTTCGGGCGCCAGAGCTCCCCATGCGGCCCACGCAGCAGCTCGCAGCGCGTCGATCGCACCAGTCGACTCGCGCACGCTGAAGTACCACCCACCGCCCGCCAGCGGCGCCGATGGTCGCGCGCGTCTCGCCTGCGCGCCGAGCAGCGGATCGTCTGCGTGCATGAGCCTCCCGCCGATGAGCTCGGCCCGGAATAGCTCGGATGCTGCGCGCAGCTCGGCGGGCGCGAGTGCCATGCTCGGGAGATCGGCCTCGGCTGCCCATGCTTCTACGTGGCGCGCGGTCGCACCCGTGCGCGCGTAGACCACAAGCGCGGGCGACCATGCTCGAGCTGCAGCTGCGAGCGCGTCGAGCAGCTCGTCGGGGCCGACAGTCGCGCCAGGAGCGGCCGAGAGGTCGGCAGCGAGCCCGACGAAGGTAGGAGCATCGGCGCTCGCCACTGCGACTGCGACGCTCGCCCGGATCCATGACGGATCAGCCTCCACGGCCAGGACGATTCGCTCGCCACGCTCGAGCGGGGGAGCTCCTGCTGCGCGCGCCCAGACGCCCGCGGGCAGCCACTCGTCGGCTGCGTCGCTCCATAGGTTGAGACGCTCCTGCCGGAATGTGGCGGGCGTCAGTGCTGCCAGCTCGTCACGGATCGACGCCGGGTCGATCCTGCCCTCGGCCATCGCGGGCGACGCTCGCGCCCATGCCCGCGGATCGTCGGGCGCATCGTCCTCGTCGGCTGCGTACCAGGTCATGCCGAACCCGTCGGCGGGCTCGAGCCCGTCGAGAATGCGTCGACCACGCTCCCATAGCCGACGCAGCAGAATCGAGCGCTCGTCGCCCGCGGTGCTGATCTCGAATAGCAGCGGATCGGGGCGCGCGGTCATGGTCGGCTTGAGCCCCGCGTATGTGTCCTCGTCGCGCTGCGTGCGTACCTCGTCGAAGATGCCGAGGTCGATCGAGTAGCCGCGGATGGCGTCGCGCGCGTCTCGACTCGCCACGTGGTACTCGCGTCGCCATCCTGCCACCGCCGACCGGATCCCGAGATAGCGCGTCAGTGCCAGCCCGCCCGAGCGCTCGTGGCCGAGACGTCGCTGCAGTGGTGCCAGGTCGCCCATGACGGCCGCGTACGGGATGCGAGCTTGTGCTCGAGTGTGCGCCAGCCCGTATACGAGCTCCCAGGCCGGGCCGACGGCCGTGGTCAGTGCCCAGCCGATCAGCGCGCGCACGAGTGCGGTCTTGCCGTTCTGCCGAGCTGTCGAGATCAGGTACTCGCGGTGCAGCAGGCGCCCGGCGCCATTGACGGCCAGCGCTCGATATATGGCGAGCTCCTGCCAGCGATCGAGTGAGATGCCGAGCTCGCGTCGAGCGAATGCCACGACGAGCGGGCCCCAGCTGCCCGCGAGCCCGGCGGGCATCGGTGTCTGCCATCGCGGCGGCGGTACGCGGCGGCGACGCGCTACCACACGCCCGACGCGGGCAGACTCCACGCGAGCCCGACGAGCACTACCACGACGAGCAGCAGCGCGACTGCGATCAGCACGTCGCGGTCCTCGTCAGTCACGCGACGCGCCCAGAGCGCCAGGAAGGCGCCTCGAATCGCTCGACCATAGCTGCGCATGGTCAGAACGTCGCTCCTGCGCGCGGTCCTGCGTCATTCGATCCGGGCTCGATCTCGGCGGGTGAGCTTCGGCGCCCGGCCGCGCGTCTCGTCGGGCGCAGCTGCGATGGCGCGCGGTGCGATGGTCGGGAGATCGCTGCCACTCCCGAGCTCGCGCGCCAGTTTCAGCGCGAGATCCCATAGGCGCAGTCGCTCGACAAGCTTCGGCTTCGCTCCACTCGGCGGGCGCAGCTCGGTCAGTGTCTCGCCCAGCTCGTCGCGCAGCGCCGTGCGGTAGCGCTCGAGGATGGCGAGCGATTCAGCGCTCGGGATCCCGCGGCGCCGATGCGTACGCCCGGCGTCCTGCGGGCGGTCGCTATCTTCGGCCATTCTCGCCAGGATCCGGCGCTATCACACCGATTCGGATGCGAACCCGCGCGACTCGCTCATTCTGGGCACCACCCTGCGCAGCAG